TTTATAATGTATTGAATGTAACGTATCGCAATCCACCCGTAGTTCTTTGTTATCCGCTCAAACAGTGCGTCTGTCTCTGCCTTCAACGACGGATCTTTCAATGACTTATCTACAGATATCTCCAACATGCGTAGCATCTCTGCTTCTGGGAACTCTTTGTCTCGGCTCAGGATTTGCCAGATACTGGAGTTAGCCGAACTCACAGCGATCAGTTGCCATGGGTCACCCCTGAACCGCTCTGTGTTACCGTTGCTGGACATACGGTTCTTCTGCCGACCGCCTGACAACTCGTACACGTAAGAAGATGCGAAGTCTGGGGTGATGTTCGTCATCTCGTCAGAAGACAGTGGTACGTTCTTCATTACCTCCGCCCTGTTCATGCGAGAGTTTGTTGTGTCTTTGTGGTGGTTCATTAGTTCTTCGGGGTTGCCGAATATACCCAAGGCTGCACGCATAGCGGTTGTCTTACCAACACCCGACCCACCGAACAGATGCAGGCCCATACAGTTCTGACCCGTGAGCGGCATCAAGATTGAGCCGAACCCTGTGCCGATAACAAATTGGTGCAGTTCAAAGCGCGGGCGGTTATAGAATTTCAAACAGTCCAAAAACTCTTCCTGTGTGCCTTCTGGCACAAACGCAGGGAACAGTCCTGCTGTCTTCTTCGACGGGGGGTTGTAATCTACGTCCGTACCGCGCACGAGTGTGTCACCTAAGACAAACTCTTTCATAGCTTTGTTGGTCCACCCAAACTGTAGGTGCGCTTCATCTGCTGCATTAGCCATCTGTAACTCATCAATCCATCTAGTTGTATATCGCATTAGCTTCTCCAAAGTACCGCCCCACGCTGTTACACCATTAGTTGCTACGGCTTTTCTAAACTCTTCTTTTGAAGTTATTGACGCCATGGGGATAGTAAACTCCCGCACACCATCGTGCGGAAGATGTAGGTTAAACACGACCACGTAGCCTCCAAGGGAAGCATCGTGCAGTAACCGCGTAACGTAAAGATCGTGGTGGTAAAGGCACTCTTCGTTCACCTCCCCATCCACAGTAGATCGTATATACACACCACCGTTTCGACCACGAAAATAAGGTTTAGGGTATGTTGGTATTGTAAGCGTTTTGCCTTGCGGGTCTGGCGCTTCAATCTCTTCCTCTTCTTCGGCCTCGGCAACGCGCTCGCCAAGATCAAGAGGCTTTCGTATTTTGCCCTGATGTATGCAGTTTACACACACGTCTGGGGTAGCCTCGTCAAACGTGGAGCATCGGTAAGCGCGGTCCGCTTCTAAGGCGTGCCACTTATTCGTTGTCTCTTCTTCGGTGTAACCTTCGTACCCACGAGATATACTATGTGCGATCTTCAAAGAACCATCGCCACAGTTTTTCAACGTTGCTAGTATACCCCGCCACAAAGGTTCGGATGCAGAGTTGCGGTCTTCTAAGTACCTGCGTATCTGTTCACACCCACGCCCGTCAGCCGTTTTTGTTAGTATGTCTTTGAAAGACCATTGTTTGTTACTCGCCAACTTGTCGAACAACGCAACAGGTGCCTCTACCCCTGCAACCTCCTCTGAAGCTTCAGATATCTCCACAGGCTTGCCATGCAGCAGGCTAGCAAACTCAGCGAATGACGTGGCCTTTGGTAGATCGACACCGTACGACTTCACCTCTAACGGCGGATCTTGTTTGTAGTTGTGCGTGTCAGGGAAACGTAGTACCCGCGAAGAATCCGCAGTCACTCCTGCATCGGCCCGCAGTTTATATTCGGCGCACCGCTGCTTCAATGTTTCAGCAACTCGCGTCCACTGTCTCCGTGGCACGGCCTCGATTAGCGGCCAATATACATGTACTCCTCTACCAGAGTTTACCATAGCAGGAGTAGGCAGTGACAACGCCGTGCAGAACTTACGTACATCTGCTATAGCTGTCTTCTGGTCTGCGTAGTCTTTGCTTGGCCCGCAATCCAAATCAAGAAAGAAGGACCGTAGCGAGTTCACGTTGTCTTGTTTACGTGAATTATTCTGTGTAAACGTGGCTAGTGCGAAATATACGTCGTACCCGCCCTCGTCATACTTGATTGCCGCGTCCTGCAAAGTGTCTATCGAAGTGTAGAATTTCTGCTGTCGGTGGTCTTCGGCAGCATTGGCGGCGAACAGGCAATAATAACCCTCGTCGCTTAGTACGCTCCCTAAAAAACTTTTTGTGTCCATGATTGCAGCTTTCGCTAGAGATAAAGAAGCCGTGATGCTGCATACCCAACGGGCAACACCATCACGGCTACGAAATACTTAGTCGTCAAACTCGGCTAAAATATCATCTAGTTCTACTTCTTCTTTTGGTTTTGGCTTAGCTTTCTTGCGCTCTGCCTTGACAGGCTCAGCAATCTCTTCAGGTTCGTCTGCAGGCAACTCAAACCCAGTAACCTCAGTATCGTCTTCGATAGTGAAACCATCTTCGACATCGAACGGCGAGTAAGCTTCACGTGGTTTGTATTTAATAACCTGCACCGCACGTAGACGTAAGGATACACCTGTGTCTCTCATGTTGTAAGGCACGAACACCACCTGAATGTTAACAGTGCTGCCCGTAGTAAGCTGGAAGTCTTCCGCCAACTCTTTGTTTTTGGCGTCATACTGTTTTGGTTTGTTGGTAACCTGCTTACCGTACGCGCCTTTTAGAGCGGCTTTCCCTGTGAAAGTACCGTCCTCTTCTTTTGTAAACGGCATAGTAATCTTTTCGGGCCAGCTTTGTTCTCGCTTCGCTACATAGGCTTCCATCATAGACTTGAACAAAGTTTTCGCTTGTTCTGCACTCATACGAAACTGAACTTCGTATTTTGCGCCCTCGTCCAGAGGGTCACATGGTACGCTCTTGCCACGTGTACCTGCAGTCTGATCGAAACGGTAGGGTGAGTTTAGGCGTGGATATAGCGCTTCTACGCCACGGATAATATAGGGTGTGTTGGCATCAGCCATTTTTAGTTCTCCTAGTTAGTTTCTATACTAAACCCGTCTTCTTCTGAAAACGGTGATGTTGAAGGCATATCAACCTCAAACGGTTGGTACGCTATAGCTCTGAGCGTATCAGCATGGTTAACCATACCTTCAACGGTCTCGGCTTCGTCTCCTGCAACAGGTCTACGTGGCCTGAAGAAGAGTTTTGGCACGCTACTCTGCGCGTCAAAATAGATTTGAGTTATCACATCCACTGCGCGTGTATTGCGTCCTGTTAAGAACTTTACGTACGCTTGTAGCGGTGTGGCCCCTCCACGCCCCTGCCCAAAAATTGACATGGCAGAGACTTGTAACTGGTATACTTTATCAAGGTCGTCCTCAAAAACAACAGCTAAACGCTGTGAAAATCTACACGCCCTACCACCCCCATCATCTGAACCACGTATGTTTTGTGTGCAGTCAAGACAGCGCCGCGCTTGGCGTCTGTGTTCTGGTACTTCTGCAGCAGGTCTTTGTGTATCATCAGACCAACAGGTGGGTGGCGCAGGGTTAGAAGGATCGTAGACCCCTCCATAGTACGCACGGGATATACCCGCTGCGTTTATAATTACGATGTTCAGCGTGTCTAACTCTCCTTTGTCAGGCACGCTGAACAAACCGTCACGCGTACTTATCCTGCGTACGCCGATCACGATTGCTCCTTGCTCTTCTGCAACGCGTCAACCAGCTTACTAAGGTTAAACCTGTACGTATCCTCCACGTGGATATACGTATCAGATGGTATGTGCCCTTTGGCTAGCCACTTTCTCAGTGTAGACACAGATATGCGTAGGTGTTCAGATACTTCGTTCAATGTTAGATATTCTTGGTTAGTCATTTTTTCCTCACAGAAATAACATATTCCGAATCAACGTTTAGACCTTTCGGAACAAGATCAGGGTTTTCTTCCAAGAATTGCTTTACGTTTGTCTGGTTTAACCGTTTCTCAAAGAAATGAGGTAGGTTGTTTTCCATGATGAACTCGTGCATGGACTCCCAGTCACTGGTCCAGTAACGTTGTTTGGTAGTCCTAAAGAATGATCCTTCGGAAGTTTTGACGCTTGTAACATCGTGGTCTTTACAATGCTGCAAGAGGGCTTGCTTTATAAGATCCATCTTAGCGGTCAGCTTACTGTCTGCCGCCTTGAATGCATCTGACAACTCTGCACGTTTATCGCGCATCTTTACGTAGGTCTTGACCAGCTTTTCGATGGACGCCGCCATAGGTATTCTCCGTTATTTTATTGTTATAGGTGGTATATAGTGGTAATGAGATAGCTAGTCAAGCATCTCTTTGTAAAGATCTATCATTTTAGTGTGTACGTCTATTCGTTTATCAAGGAGACCGTACATGCGCTTCTCTACGTACGAACCCTGCAACTGAATAACTGTGCACTTATGCTGCTGACCAGACCTGTGCACGCGTGCATTTGCCTGTGCGTAGGTTTCAAGGGAGGATGTCGGTCCCCACCAGACAACCGTATTGGCTGCGGTAAGTGTAACACCATGTGCAGCGGCCTGCGGTTGAATCAACAAGACCTGCGGATCAGTTTGTTTCTGAAAACGAGCGAAGATGTCAGTACGCTTACTAACAGGTACGTCTCCGTTTATGATATCGCACGCAACGCCGTCTTTGCTGAGCTTGTCCTGCAAGGCCATGATGGTGTGTTTGAATGGTACAAACACCAGCACTTTCTGGCTGCTCTCATCAATGGCTTCCTTTAGAACTTTATAGCGATTACTTATGTCAAACTCTACGGTGTCGCCCCCATCAACGTAGATAGCCCCCGCCGATATTTGTAAGAGCTTGTTCATAACAACTGCGGCATTGACTGCGGTTACGTCTTCCCCTGCCACCTGCATCACTAACCGCTTGCGTAGCAGTTCATAATACTTCTCTTGTTGCTTTGTCAGTTCTACGTTTCGCTTCACGTACACCATATCGGGTAAGTCCAGACATTCATCTTTGGTGAACCGTATAGCGGGCTGCAGTGCTTGGAACACAACCTCGTTGGCATTCTCTTTTGCGGCCCATTTAAACTGAGTTTGTTTGTACATAACCTTGTCTCGGAACGCGCCG